CCTAATCGCAGTGATCGTTATTTTGTTAGACATGTTTATTTGGAGACCATAATGGATGCCTCCAAAATCATTAGACAGTCTGAAGAAGCAACACAAGCCTACGTTAATGACCCAGTCAACAAGTTGAACTTTCAGCTGGGTTACTTAAAAAGCCAGATTGAGGATTTGTGCGAAATGATCCAAATCCAACGTGAAGAAATACAGAAGTTAGAAATTGAATTATCAGGAGAAAAAGAATGAAACAAATTGCAACTGCTCTAGTCAAAGCCCAAAAGGCGTTTAATCCCGCTTTAAAGCAGTCTATTAACCCGCATTTCAAAAGTCGGTACGTTGACCTTGCTGGTTGCGTTGAGGCCGTTATAGACGCTTTAAACAACAACGGCATTTACTTGCTACAAAAGACATTTGAATGCGCTGATGGCGTGATTGTGGAGACCATATTTGTCCACGAATCAGGCGAGATGCTTGAGTGCGGAATGTTGCACTTCCCAGCGGTCAAGGCTGATCCACAGGGTTATGCGTCAGCTTTAACCTACGCCAGGCGCTACAGTCTGATGGCAGCGTGCGGTATTGCCCCAGAAGACGATGACGGCAACCAGGCTAGTCGCAAGGTAGAGACAAAGATTGTGAGCCACGTTAACGTCAAAGAGTTGGACAAACTGATTGAAAAGATGCGCCAGGCTGAAAACCAAGAACAACTGGTTGCTAGTTACAGGATTGCATTTCAGGCTTGTCAGAGTGACAAAACCCATCAAGACCGCGTGATTGCGATCAAAAACGAGATGAAAGAAAGGGTAGCAGCATGACAGACTACGAATCAGAAAGAGACTACTGGCGCGAACAAGATGCAATCGAAAACGCGTATAGAAGCGAATTGCTAAAGCACCCGCATTGTTTAGACCCTGATCACCCTGGTTGTTCAAAGTGCGAGGAATCCGATGATTGATGAACGAATCCAAATGATGTTGTACAACGAAGACCAGTTTAGTGACGAATTCTTTGGTTGGTTTCCGAACAACGAACACATTTACGATGCTTTTCAACATGAAACCATGAAAATCATTCGTAAAGGCTACAAACACTATTCAGGGCGCACGATCTTAGAGGTGTTGCGTCACCATTCAGCACTCAGCGAAGATGGAATTTGGAAGTTAAACAACAACCATACTCCTTACCTTTGCCGATTGTTTGCCCTGATGAACCCCAGATATGCGGATATTTTTGAGTACAGAACAGTTAAAAAACCCAAATTAAGATTGGAAAAATAATGGAACAAAGAACAGACGAATGGTTTGAGTCCCGCCTTGGTAAAGCCACGGCCAGCAGAATTGCGGACATTATTGCCAAGACCAAGACAGGACCAAGCGCAAGCCGTGAGAATTACGCGGTCCAGCTGGTGCTAGAAAGAATTACTCAGAGTAAAGGCGAGTCTTATACCAATGCTGCAATGCAATGGGGCACAGATACAGAGCCAATGGCTAGGCAACAATACGAGCTTAAACGCGGTGTTTTTGTGGATGAGGTAGGGTTCATTGATCACCCCACAATTGCGATGTCTGGGGCTTCTCCAGACGGCTTGGTGGGGGCTGATGGACTGGTGGAGATCAAATGCCCAAATAGCGCAACTCACATGGAAACGCTAGTGAGCAGAAAAATACCCCAGAAATACATACCCCAAATGATGTGGCAAATGGCCTGTACTGGCAGAAACTGGTGTGATTTTGTGAGTTTTGATCCAAGATTTCCAGAAAACTTACAGATTTTTGTTGAGCGAGTTGATTATGACCCTACTTACGCGCGAATGTTGGAGTTGGAAGTTGGTCAGTTTTTGGATGAAGTAGAGAAGAAAGTTGAAATTTTAAGGAAACTAAAATGAGCAAAGTATTAAAAGAAATCAAAGTAATTACAGGCACTTACACCAACAAAGAAGGTCAGCAAAAGAACCGCTATTCCCGCATCGGATCGGTAATTGACACTAAAAGCGGTCCAATGATCAAGATTGACAATATTCCGCTAAAAGAAGGCGGTTGGGATGGCTGGGCTTACATGAATGATCCAATTGACCAGGCTGCAGCGCCAATGAAGCCATCAAGAGGTCAATTTGAAGACGATTCCATCCCTTTTTAACATGGAAAAAACACCAGAAGACGAGGAATTTGAGCGTATGCTTGCAAAGATAGATTTACAACATACGCCATCTAAAGACAGCCAATTAGTTTCATTGCGCCGTTGGGAAATTGACAAAATGATTAGATTGGCGGTTTTGGCAGAACGTGAGGAGTGTGCAGAATTGATACCTCCGCAATATTTTCATTTTCGTGATTGGATACGAGCAAGGGGAAAAGAATGATTAATGAACTACCAACTGCATTTCCTTGGATGCATAAAAACATTACTTGTACAGGTATGACATTGCGTGATTACTTTGCGGCAAAGGCTATGCAAGCAATTATTGGTAGAGAAGACAACAGATTTACAACAACTCTTGAGTTTGTAGGTGGTAAGGCTTACCAGTATGCAGACGCAATGATAAAAGCAAGGGGACAAGAATGAAGTTTAGAAAGAAACCTGTGGTGATAGAAGCCACACAGTTTTGGATCAACAGTCTTGATGGATGGCCTCAAGGTGTCCACAAGGATAGTACAAGCCCAACAGGATATAGGATTGACACCCTTGAAGGAAGCCATGAGGTTACCGAAGGCGATTGGATTATTACTGGCGTGAAGGGCGAACATTATCCATGCAAGCCTGACATTTTTGAAATGACATATGAAAGGGTAGAAGAATGAAAACCAAAGAAGAGATTAAAGAAGAAATAATTGAGTTGTATGGTGCAAACAAAGCGTTGAGCGAAGCGGCATTTCTTTTGCATGAACAACAGACAGAAATCACAAAGAAACTGTTTGCTTTAAACAATATGTTAAGAGAGATGGAGGATAAAGATGAATAATGAACCTTTAAACGCATACAAGGAACTGATGAACTTCTTAGAGGATGGTGAAGTCGTAGAGGGAATTGTTTTTGGTGAGTATGGTTGGTGTGGATATGGAGAAGAGAAAGACCACAAGATTCAGCAAGAGCACCAAGGCAAGCTGATGTCGATTGAAGAAGCCAAGCCATTGATGGATGGTTGGTCTTTCGATGGTGGATATGGTGCGCCTGAGTGCAATGCCACTTATGTTTGGACAAACAAGCGTTGTATCTGGGTGACTCAGTACGATGGCTCAACGAAACTTGATTCAATGCTAAGACATCCCATAGCTTGTATGCCTGATATGCCAGGAGGTTGATATGACTAAAGAAGCATTACAAATTGCATTGGAAGCTCTGACTGATTTTGATTACGACAAACGCATCAAGGCTATTGAATCCATCAAAGAAGCATTAGAAACAAAAGAATGGGTAGGACTGACGGATGAGGAAATTGAAAGTGTTTACATGAATACTATGAATTTTCAACAAAATGCAAAGGCTTTAGAAACCAAGCTAAAAGAAAAAAACACTTGACAAACCCAAAATGTGATATAGTGTAATTGCTACAAAGTGTAGTGTTTTTTGCAAAGAAACAAAGGATTTATCATGGGATACCCCAAAATGGAAAAGTTGCCTATGGGCGCAAAAGCATCTGAACGCACAGGCGAGAAGAAGGTTAGCGTACCCAAGGAAGACAGAGAGAGATTTGTGCCAGGCGCATCAGGCGAGAAAATCCCTAAAGGCGCATTATCCAGCGACACATCAGGCGAGCGTAAGCGCCCAATCGAGGGCGGAGTTGGCATGGGTAAGATGGATGGTATTGGCGAGCGTGACGGCAGCCACATGGGTCACCATGACGGCCGTTTGGGTGAGATGAAGGGCCACATGGGTGAGAAGAACGTTTACGAGCACAAACGCGTTCCTCACGTTCAAGACACGATGTAAAGCGAAACCCCCCAAAGTCTAGAACACATTGGGGGATTTCTAATCACAACAACTAAGAGGGTAGTTGAAATGACTGTAGACAATTGTAAGGTATGCAAGTTTTATTTGGGGCATGACATCGGAACTTGCCGCAGATATCCTGACTACAAGACCCGCTCACAAAATGAGTGGTGTGGTGAATTTGCGAAGAAACTCTCGGAGGGTGAAGCAGTTGCCGAGACTTTGCCCGAGGCTAACCCCTTGGGCGTTTTTTCTGCTATGGGCATGAAAGAAGTGACAATGCCAACTCCAAAGCGCGGGAGACCACGGAAATGATCAAGCCATTGCGTGACAAGTTATTTGTAAAGCCAATCCAACGCCTACAAAGCGAATTGTGGTTACAGACCGCAGAAGCGCCCACAGTAGGCCACATCACCGCCTTGGGTGATGAAGCAGCCGAACAGGGTTTAAGCGTTGGGGACAAGATTTACTTTGGCACATTAGCCAAGGATTACAAAGACGAATATCTTAAGTACCAAGAACTAAAAGACCAAGACGATCAATTGATTGTGATGTCTTGGAAAGATGTTTGTTTTGTGGAGGAAGTCGAATGAAATCTGGACTTTATGCCAATATCCATGCCAAACAAGAGCGGATCAAAAAAAAAAAGCCGAAGGTAAGCCAGTAGAGAACATGCGAAAGCCTGGCACAAAGGGCGCACCGACAGCTGGTGCATTCAAACAATCAGCCAAGACGGCCAAGAAATGAAAAAGCACGACAAACCCATCGAACATAAGACCACAGGCAAAGGCAAAACCTACAACCCAACAGAAAAAAGTGCGGGAATGACTGCCAAGGGTCGGGCTGAGTACAATGCTAAAAACAATTCAAATCTTAAATCTCCAGCGCCTAATCCGAAAACAGAAAAGGACAAAGGTCGAAAGGCTAGTTTTTGTGCCCGCATGGAAGGGGTTGTTAAGAACGCTAAAGGCCCAGCAGAAAGGGCTAAAGCATCATTAAAGAACTGGAATTGCTAATGCCACTAATCAAATCAACCAAGCCAGAAGCGTTCAAAAAGAACATCAAGACCGAGATTGCTGCGGGTAAACCTGTTAAGCAATCCGTGGCCATCGCGTATTCAGAAAAGCGGGAAGCTGCCAAAACCAAAAAGAAAAAATGATCCAAATCAAGGAAAAGCTAGTATCAGAGCTAATTCCTTATGTAAAAAACAGTCGCACGCACTCTGACGAACAGGTTGCACAGATAGCGGCAAGCATAAAGGAATTTGGCTGGACTAACCCAATACTAATTGATGGCGAAAACGGCATCATAGCTGGGCATGGAAGGTTATTGGCAGCGCGTAAGCTGAAATACGATAAAGTACCCACGATAGAGCTAAAAGACTTAACTGAGACGCAAAAAAAGGCTTACATTATTGCAGACAACAAACTGGCGCTGAACGCTGGTTGGGACAATGAGTTGTTAACCATTGAGCTAAATGAGCTATTGGCTGACGGATTTGCGTTAGAAATACTGGGATTTGATTCTAACGAGCTAAATGCTTTGTTGCAGCCTGAAATAGTAGAAGGGCTGACAGACGAGGATGCCGTACCTGAGATACCAGAAGACCCAATAACCAAGCCTGGTGACATATATCAGCTTGGAAACCACAGGTTAATGTGTGGTGATTCTTGTAATATTTCAGATATGGAAAAGCTATGTAATGGACAACTTGTGGATATGTGGTTGACTGATCCACCCTACAACGTTGCCTACACAGGTAAAACAAAAGATGCACTTAAAATTCAAAACGATGCTATGGGCAACGATGAATTTAGGCAATTTTTGCGTGATGCGTATGTAACGGCTGATTTAAACATGAAGCCAGGCGCTGTTTTTTATATTTGGCACGCTGATTCAGAAGGTTACAATTTTAGAGGTGCTGCAAAAGATGCGGGATGGACAGTACGTCAATGTTTGATTTGGAAAAAATCATCTATGGTTATGGGCCGTCAAGATTATCATTGGAAGCATGAGCCATGTTTATATGGTTGGAAAGATGGTGCTGGGCATTTATGGGCAACGGATCGTAAGCAAACAACAATTTTAGAATTTGATAGACCAAGTAGAAGCGGTGAGCATCCAACTATGAAACCTGTTGCTTTGTTTGAGTACCAAATGCTTAATAATACTAAAGGTGGAGATATTGTTTTAGATAGTTTTGGTGGAAGCGGAACTACTTTACTTGCTGCTGAAAAGAATGGTCGTTACGCTAGATTAATGGAACTTGACCCAAAATACTGCGATGTTATTGTTAAACGATGGGAAGACTTTACTGGAAAGAAAGCAGTATTGTTGACAGAAGTAACACAAAATGATTCAATATTAACGAGTTCCCCTTTATAAAACATGCCAGTAATTCCACAAGAACCGCACAGACCCACGGATGAATCCCGCAGGATGGTTGAAAGCACCAGCGGATTAGGCTTGCCTCACGAGCAAATAGCTATTCTTGTTGGTATAGACGATAAGACGCTGCGTAAGTATTACCGCACTGAGCTTGATTTAGGTAAAGCTAAAGCCAATGGACAGATTGCAAAGACACTATTTAGCAAGGCGATTGCTGGAGATACCACTTCATTGATTTGGTGGACTAAGGCACAGATGCGTTGGTCTGAAACTGTTAAGCAAGAGGTGACAGGCGCTGATGGTGATCCTTTACAAACAATTCAAGTAACATTTGTCAAACCCAATGACACCTAATATTGAGTTCCCACTAAAACTCCAATGTTTATTTGAGTCATCAAGGTATAAGGTTTTGTACGGCGGCCGTGGTGGTGCTAAAAGTTGGGGAATTGCTAGGGCGTTGTTGGTTATCGGATCAACCAAAGTCACTAGGGTTTTATGCGCCCGTGAATTCCAGACTAGTATTAAGGATTCAGTCCACAAGTTGCTGAGTGACCAGATCATGGCCATGAGTCTGACAGAATTCTATGAAATCACCGACAGAACGATCAGGGGCAAGAACGGCACAGAATTTAACTTTGTCGGCCTCAAGAACAACGTCAGCAACGTCAAATCTTACGAAGGCGTGGATATTTGTTGGGTTGAGGAAGCCCAAAGCGTGTCCAAGCGGTCTTACGACACATTGATACCGACTATTCGTAAAGAAAAGTCCGAAATTTGGATCAGCTTTAACCCTGAACTAGAGACAGACGAGACTTACAGGCGCTGGGTTGCTAACCCGCCAGACAACGCCAAAGTGGTCAAAATCGGGTGGCAAGATAACCCTTGGTTTCCTGAAGTGTTAAGAGACGAGAAAGACGCGCTCAAGAATCGTGATCCAGAAGCGTATCAAACAGTCTGGGAGGGAATGTGTAGGTTGACAGTTGACGGAGCTGTGTTTGCCAAAGAAATGCAAATGGCCGAGATCAACAACCAAATCACAAACGTGCCGTATGACCCCATAAAGCCCGTCTACACGATTTGGGACTTGGGTTGGGCTGACAGTACCGCCATTTGGTTTGTGCAGTTCATAGGCGTGGAAATCAGGGTTTTACGCTATATTGAGGATTCACAGAAGACCATTAGCTATTACCTGGCTGAAATCCAGAAGTTTGGTTATGTGTTTGACACGCATTATTTGCCCCATGACGCTGCCAGCAAGAATCTAGGAACTGGCCGATCCATTGAGGAAATCGTGAGAGCTACAGGAATGAACGTCAGGGTATTGGATCGAGTGCCAATTGCCGACAGTATTAATGCTGCTAGGACCATATTCCCAAGGTGTTACTTTGATAGGCAAAACACAACGGATGGCTTACAATGTTTACGACACTACAGGTATGAGGTTGACCCTGACACCAAGCAGTTCAGTAGAACGCCATTGCATGACCAATATTCGCATGGGGCTGATGCGTTCAGAATGCTGGGATTAATGGTCCAAGAGCCTAGAAAGCCTGTTAAGAAGAAGGCAACGTACGATTATTCAGCAAATTGGATGGGATAAATTATGTCAGACTACCAAGACGATTATGATCCACGCATAGATATGGCGAAGAAGTTCCTGAAACTTGCCAATGATGCTGACACCAACAATCGTTCAGAAGCTCTTGAAGACTTAAAATTTGGTTCTGGTGACCAATGGCCAGTAGAGATTCAAAATAGTCGTAATCTTGAAGCCAGACCCTGCCTGACGATCAATAAGGTTGATGCTTATGTGCGCCAGGTGACCAATCAGCAACGCCAACAGCGCCCACGGATTAAGGTCCACGGCATGAATAGTCAATCAGACGCTAAAGTGGCCGAGATTTTGACCGGCATTTGTAGGCACATCGAGGTCAATTCAGACGCTGACCATGCTTATGACAATGCTTTTAACTACGCCGTGCGCTGCGGATTTGGTTATTGGAGGGTCACAACTGACTACATCAACGACAAAACGTTTGACCAAGACATCTTCATTGAGCAGATACACAATCCCTTTACAGTCTACTTTGACCCTAATTCAGTGCTACCAGATGGATCAGACGCTGAACGCTGCCTGGTGACCACAGTAGTTAGTAAGAAAGAATTTGAGAAACTCTACCCCGATGCCGACACAGGCGTAGGCTTTACTCAGCGCGGAACTGGTGACAGTAATGCCGAATGGGTGATGAAAGAAGATATCAGGATTGCCGAGTTTTGGTATACAGAGCACATCAAAGATACGCTTTTACTGTTGTCTGACGGCACAAAGGTATTTAAGTCCAAAGCGCTTAGCAAAGATGACATGATTTTGCGTGGGCTAGAAATCGTTGACGAACGCCCAACCATGCGGAAATTGGTCAAGATGATCAAATGTACGGGCATTCAAGTATTGGAAGAATACGATTGGCCAGGGAAGTTTATCCCGATTGTGCCAGTCTACGGCGAGGAGTTCGTTGTTGACAACAAGCGTAAAAAGTACGGCATGATTCGCCAGGTCAAAGACGCACAAAGGATGTATAACTTCTGGAAAACGGCCATTACCGAGTCTGTTGCGTTAGCGCCAAAGGCCAAATGGTTGCTTGCTGAAGGCCAAGACGAGGGCCACGAGAACGAATGGGCGCAGGCTAACATCAAGTCCATGCCAGTTCTTAGATACAAGCAAAAGGACATTGAGGGCGTGCCAGCTCCCGTGCCTAGCCGTATTCAGCCTGAATCACCGCCTGCGGGCATTATGGCTGCAGCTGACGGCATTAATCAGGATATGCAAGCAATTTTGGGTATCTTTGATCCTAGCCAACAACTGGCAGGGAATATGTCTGGCAAGGCTTTAAACGGCCAACAACAACAGGTTGACCTGACAAACTTCCACTATTACGACAATCTAACCCGATCCATCAGGCATACCGCTAAGATTATTCTTGATTTAGTTCCCACAATTTACGACAACGCTAGGGTTATGCGGATCATTGGTGACGATGGCCAACCTGATTTAGTGGAGATTAACAAGCGTGCCCAAGACGAACAAGGCGTTGAGAAAATACTCAATGACGTGACTGTGGGCGAGTATGATGTGGTCATGGATACAGGCCCTGGCTACAACAGTAAACGCCAAGAGGCCGTAGAGACCATGATTCCATTGTTGTCCAAAGACCCACAATTGATGAATGTGGCGGGTGATTTGATCTTTAGAAACATGGACTTCCCTGGCGCTGATGTGATTGCCGACCGCCTAGCAGCATCTAACCCAATGGCCCAAATTGATGAGAAAAGCCCCATTCCCCCACAAGTTCAAATGCAACTCAAGCAGTCACAAGCCACTATCCAACAGCTGCAACAGCAGTTACAGGGTATGCAATTGATGCTTAAAAACAGGGCTGACGTTGAGCAACTCAAACAAGACGCTGAGACCAAGCGGGTTATTATTAAAGAGACCAACCGCGCCCATGACATTGAGTTGCGTGACCAACAGAAGCAAAAAGACACAGAAATGCGTGTCCACACAACGGCACAAGATACTGTTCTTAAGACACAAACACAATTAGAAATCGAGCGTATGAAGGCCGATTTAGCCGTTTATTTGAGCCATTTAGACCGATTGAGCGAGCGTGAAGCCAAGGCTGAAGCCGTTGAGCGTGCTATTTGACAAAGTAACTCTTTCGTGTATATTTACACAAAACCTTACCCATGAGGAACATGGGGTTAATTCTTAGGGTAAACCTATGTCTGAAAAAGAAGCGTCATCAGTATTGACGAGTGAGAACTCAGCTGAGTTTTATGCTAATAAACTTGGTTTAGCTGACAGAAACGATGATGTGGCGGTTGAGGAAACTCCCGAGCCATCAGAAGTTGAAGATCAGAGTGAACCAGAGGCAGAACAAAGCAAACCTACAGAGGAAAAGAAGCAGAACCCTAAGTTAGAAAAAAGGTTTTCTGAACTGACAAAACAACGTGAGCAAGCCAAGGCAGAAGCGCAAGCAGAACGCCAACAGCGAGAAGCGTTGGAAGCAAGGTTAAGGGCTTTAGAGCAACAGGCTGCGCCACAACAGGCGAAGAACATTGACGAAGAACCGCAACCTGGTCAATTCCAAGATGCGTTTGAGTACGCTAAGGCATTGGCGCAGTATTCAACAGAAAAAGCCTTACAAGAGCGTGATCAGCAAGAAGCCAACAGAAAGGCTAATGAGGAAAGACAAAAGGTTATCCAATCTTGGTCTGCCAAATTAGACAAAGTGAAGGCTGATTTACCTGACTACGATGAAATTGTAAGCACGGCTGATGTGGTAGTTAGTGATGATATTCGAGATTCTATTTTAGAGAGTGATGTTGGACCAAGAATCCTTTATCACCTTGCAGAGGACCTTGAATATGCTCAAAAACTGGCACAAATGCCCACGCGAAAGGCTTTGATTGAAATAGGAAAACTTGAAAAGCTATACGAGAAAAGTGAAGCCAAACCAGAGACTGTAGTGAAAAGTAAAGCGCCAGCACCGATCAGGCCCTTAAAGGCAGGTAGTGGTCAAGCAGATATCCCTATTAACAGTAGTGGAGATTTTCACGGCACATACCAGGCTTGGAAAGAAGCTAGACGGGCGGGCAAAATCCGTTAAATTCAAATCAAGGAAATCAAATGAGTAATAATCTCTTAACGATATCCAAGATCACCAACGAGGCGTTGATGGTTTTGGAAAATGAGTTGACTTTCACAAGTGAAGTTGACAGAAATTACGACGATCTATAAACCTGCAGTTCGCGGTTGTCGGAGCCAAAATTGGCAACACAGTAGGATCATATTTGCTGTGTATAAACCCTCTCTGATTGACTTGGAGTCCTAGTAGTAGGTAACAAGGGGCAAGCGAAAGCAGCCTGAACGACTAAGTGAGAGGGACATCGAAAGGTGTAAGCGATAGTCTGAACTGTGGCTATAACTAAGCATGAAACCACAGAGGGAGATTCGAAGAAGTTTCCCCGCCAGCAATGGTCAGTAGGCTGAAATGCCGAAAGTAACAGGGTTTGAAATGTGAGACGACCCGGAAGGTTCATCGGGACAACAGGCCCGGCTTTGAATGTTGAAGACTTTAACGAGTCTAGCGTACCAGTGACTTTGAGCACTCAATTCCACGTTGATACTCAATTCACCACGCAAGATTTGGCGCTAAGTCTTGATATGTTCTCTGATCGTGTATTGAAGCCAGCCGTTAACAGTAGCGGCTACGTTCACTAAGAACGTAGAAAATCACCCCTGATTGACTTGGACGGCCTGAGGAGGCTAACAAGGGGCAAGCAAGAGAAATCTGTGCAGCCTGAACGACTAAGT